CGTGCCGATGATGATGCGCGAGTCATGGACGAAGTGCAGTTTGTGAACCGTCTGGTGCTTGAGCGGCACGCGCATGAACTTCGGCAGGTTCTCGTAGAAGCGGTGGTAAATCGGCGCGATGTTCTCGAGCACCGCCTTCTCGGTGTGCGCGATGACGGCGACCTCAAAGCCTGGCCGGAAGAGCGCCTTCCAGAAGAACTTGGCGGCGACGAACGTGCTGATACCCACCTTCCGGCTCTTGAGCACGTAGGTGAAGGGCTGCGCGTCCATCACCTCAGCGAAGTCGGCCTGGATGGGGTTCGGCTTCAGCGGGACGAGCTTCTTCCGCTTATCAAGTATCTTCAGGTACTTCTGGCAGAAGTATGGGAAGTCCCAGGCGCATCGGCGTAGCTCCTTGAGCTGCGCCTCTTTCAATGAATCGACTTGATGCGGTCAGATGCGTCTTCGCTCTCGTTCATGAGCTCGCGCCACCCCTCACCGTCGAGGTCTTTGCCGCTCTTCTCGGTCAGAAGGCGGTGCTTCTCTTCGAGCATCTTGAGCTTCACCTCTTCTTGCGCCAGGCGGTTGTAGTCGAGTTTACGCAGGGTATCGATGTCGGCCTCGTGGCGCTCCTTGAGCCGGAAACGTCGGGCGAGCAGCCATTGCGCGGTCTTGACGTTGACCTTGGCGTCCTCGATGACGATGGCTTCGAGCTGTACCTGGGCCATGCCCTCGGCGCGCATCATCTCAGCCAGCATGTCCTGGGCGCGGCCCCGGTTGACCTTGCCGTGGCGGGTGATGGCGAAGAGTTGCCACGGCTTGATGCCGACCGCCTTGGCTGCTGCGGTGCGCGTATGCCCGACCCTGAGCATGGACACGATGGTCTCCATGTGGGGCTGCACCGCCTTGATGCAGACCTCGAGGGAGGGGTTCATCTCATCTCTGGGCTTATCAGTGGAGGTCTTCGACATTGTTCTTGTACTTCCTCACCGTCATGGTGATGGCCTTGAGCGGTGTGTTGGGGTGGGTGACAAGGTTGAGTGCGGTCAAGAACCGGGTGGTGTCCTTGGCCAGCCTGTCCATCTTATCAGTCACCCTTGAGGTCGTAGCCAGCCCCTTCTCCCAGGTGCGCGAGAGCGTGTTGTCACGGATCTTGTGCAGATACGCCAACAGTAGCGGCTTCGCGGCCTTCTCGCGCTTGGTGAGCCTGCGCCCTGCGAGCATCTTGAGCGCCTCTTGCGTGTCGCGAAGTGAGGTGATCTGGAGTCCGACGGCGCGCTCGACCTCGGTCATGCAGTCGTACTCATTGACGCACACCTCGACGGCCCCCATGAGCGACTCCATGAGCCACTGGAACGGGGCGCCCTCTGTCGTGTCGTACCTTACTTGATTTTGCATCGCGTCGTCTGCTCGATGTCTTGCAACACGTAGTGGATGCCGTGGCGCTTCTTGCTCAACGTCGCGCAGTAGTTGAGGCACGCCGCGAGGATCTTCTCGGGGTCCACCTGGCGCTTGGCGCTGGCCCTCTCGAGGAAGTGGGCCGCCTGGCTGGCAGCCTTCTCACCGAGGCAGCTCAGGTCGAGAGCCTCCTTCTTGGGCTCAGGCTTCTTCTCAGTCTTCGGCTTCGTCTTGGCTTTGGGCTTGGCGGTCGCCATCGGTCTCCTCCTGGGTTGGCTCATACGGTAAGACCCAGTCGGAGGGTCCGCAAGATGCCAGTATTGCAAAGAAGGTATCAGCACCCATGTCGATTCGCCAGTCTGAGCGATCGTCCCGCCACAGGACGATGGGCAAACGGCCATCTGTGTCACGTTCGCTCTGTGCAATTGCCCTGCGGATGGGGCAGCACTTTCCACGTTTGACCTCCACCCACCATTTTGTGTCTTCGAGATCTGCTTCACGGGCTCCTCTCGACTGGCTGTCGCCACGCCTGGCCTGGTAGCCGCGATCGGTGAAGAGCCTGACGGCCTCCCTCTCTCCGCGCTTCCCCTTCTGCCTGCTGCTTCTTCCGCCCACCCTAAACCCCGCAAACCCCGGCGCACTCTTCATTCCATCCAAACAGATCCTGCTGCCCGCCGTCGAAGTCCACGTCACCGATCGGCACGCGGCTGCGGTGAAGGTAGGGCACGCTGTCCACCTTGAACGTGCCAGCACGGTGTGCCTCCTGAGCGGCAAGCTCCACGGCGACGGCGCGATCGAACCCCGCGCTGTCCTTGGACACGCGCTTCCACTCCGATGCCGTATGGAAGGGGCAGAAGACGCACGCGGACCTGGGCGCTGTCTCACCGAGGCTCTCCATGTATTCATGGCAGTGCGACCGCCGCCAGCCCATCTCGAGCAGCGGGTGCCGGAACCTGCGCCACGCCTCGGTGCTGACCTTCTCTCTCTGAGCCTCATCTGCGCTGATGCCGAGCCACTCCTCGACGAGGGGTTCGCCCTTGTAGCCTCTGGGCACCCCCACCCACCCGCGCACCTTCTTGCGGAGCGGCTCAACCTTGAAGTCATGGGTGCATTGGCGGCGTAGCGGCATCGCGGTCGTGTCGCTCTCGACGAAGAACGGAAGCGACTTGGGAGCTGTCTTCAGATCTCTCCACCTCAGATACTGTTCACCGAGGCCCATGCCGGGGCGGCGAACGGTCGCGAACTCAAGCCCCGCGCCCTCGATGACGCCCTTCATGCGCTCGACATGCGTGTAGACCTCCTCTGGTTCGTCACCCACGTCTGCGAAGACGAAGAGCGTGGGCCAGACATCGATGATGCGCCCTATGCGGGGATCCTTGTTGATGACCAACCACGCCAAGGTGGTCGACTGCACTCCCCCGCCAAACGATACGCAAGCCTTCACTCCGTCCACCCCTTGAGCGTCCCCCCTCCCCGACACAGCGGGCACCTGCGTGACAGTTGCAGCATCTGGCCCATGTCACCTCCCAGCGCCGTCCAGAGCCTATCTATGGCCTCGATGTTCTTCTGCACGCTCGGGACGTAGACATCGTTTTCGAGCCTACAGAGCGTCGAAAGGCTGATCTGAGCACGCCTGGAGAGCTCGCGGAGGCTGAATCCGCGCTCGATGCGGAGTTCGTGGACGTATGAGCCCAATGTGAGGACGCCTTCTCTATTTTTCAATGACTGCACTGCTGCCAACCCCCTCCCACCAGCTTAATACGTGCTCTCCGAGGTGTCCGAGCGCCTGCTCGGCCGTATGCACCGAGGTGAAGACGGTGGGACGCCCGTTATGCAGCCTTTTCCGCAGCATATCACTCAATGTCTGCGCCCCGTGGGCGCTCAGGCGCTCTACGCCCAAGATCCTGCCGTCTGGGGTCGTCCTGGTGAGCGGAAAGACGTCATCGAAGACCAGAAGCGGGCATTGCATGGCTTTGTCGAGCAGTTTCCACTGTTTAGCGCCGTCATCGAGGTAGCACCGCTTGCACGCGGTTACAAAGTCCTCGTATTCCAGCCACATGAGGCCTTTGGACCGCTCACCCATGACCATCTTGATGACTGCACGGGCCGCAGCGGTGGATTTACCGCTCTTTCTGGGCCCTGAGAGCCAGATCGAGTCCTCTGGGTTGCCATTGAGCCACTCATAGAGCGCCCGATCGGCCGATTCGCGGCCTGGGCGGCGCTCGTAGTCGGCCGCAGCGTCCTTCAGGCGCCTCGGGACGTAGCAAAGGCGGCTCTCTCTGAGCGATCTCTCTGCCTTGGCCGTACATGCGGGGCACTGACTGAGCGGTGCGTACCACCCGCCACGATCTCGAGCCTCTGGCTGCACCCATTCGGAGCAATCCTCAGTGCAACACGGGGTCTGGTAGGGGCGACGACACGCTGAACAGGGGGAAGATGCTTCCACCGGCTGCCCACAAGGGCACTGATCACCTCCTAGCTCAAGGCCATGCAACGTCGATAAGGTTGCTTCCGGTGTACACAGGTGGGCCACCGATCTCGGCACTGGCCAGCGTGACGCGCCAACCTCGATGGTATCATCGCCCCTGGCTGCTTTCTCAAGTATCTGTCGCATGTTCATCTCAGTCCCCCTCGACTGTGACGACCGGGTAGTCCAGCCATGTCTCCAGGGCCTTGATAACCTGGTCGACGTATAGGTCTGGCGCCCCTCTCAATAGATCGTCAGCCCCCTCAAGTGGCCGGTCTCTGTGGGCCCTGAAGACGACCAAGATGGTTAAAGTGGGGTCTTCTGGCATGATCTCAACACGGTGTCCCGCCAGCACGGCATCGAGCAGGCGCCCGGCCTCTTGGTATTCACTCATCGCTCACCTCCTCAAACAGCTCTATCTGGTGGTCTTCGATGCCGAGCATCCTCTTGTGCTCCTTCTGCTGCTCCACGGTGGGCTTACCTCTCGGCACCCACTCGACGACTGTGGTATCACTGGGTTCAGGCAACCAGATGGCCCAACAGTGGCTAGAGGTATCTGAATGACCGTCCGCAGTAAACGAAAGCCTGCCCTCGATCCAGAGCAGGACATCGGGCTTGTAGACCTGGCCCCTGTCACCTTCGCCCCACCAAGTGATGCGGGTGAGCGCAGCGCCGAGGGAGTGCCAGTACCGGCAGTGCTCTTGGATCCGGTGTACGAACCGCAGAAGCTCTCGACCGTATGGTGGGTTGGCGATGACATGGCTATGTGGTGGCCAGAGCCTCGAGAGGCTGTCATTGATGCTCACCGAGCATATGCCCGCGTTGCCCTCGAGAGCCGTGCGGAAGCGCCCATCTATATCGAAGGCATGCCAGCGTGCTCCGAGTGGGGCGAGCCAGAGTGGCAGTGCTCCCATGCCAGCAGCTGGATCTACGACATCGCCCAGGGACTTGACCCCGCGACGGTAGAACCAGTGCAAGAGCGGGAGTGCGGCCTCGGGGGGAGTAGGGTAATATTGATTGACCCCTCCGATCATGAGGACTCCTGATGCCCAGTAACATCGTCAAAACCCCAGAGGATGAGAAGCTCTGGGACAAGGCCAAGGCGTCTGCCGAGAAGCAGGGCGGTGGCGCCAACCACGCCCTCATCAACCACATCTACCAGCGCATGAAGGTCGCTAGCAGTAAGGTGAGCTGAATGAAGTACGACGACGACAACAACCCGCACGGCGGCCCATCCATCGTCATCTCCATTGGCATGGGTCCACCCAGCGGGAAGAAGGGCAAGAAGAACGGCAAAGAGGCCGATGCCCGCAAGGCGGTCGCCAGGGGCAAGTTGAAGAAGGGGCTCATGAAGATGCATGACAGCTGGTCGCCCAAGACCGCAGAGGGTAAGGCATACGACGCCGACCTCAAGAGCTTCATCGACGGACTGGAGGCGTAGGTTATGTGGTTTACTGGCGGAGTAGGTAGCAACATCCAGGGCGCCGCAGGTGGTCGAGGGGAAAGCAAAGCCGACGTGGCAGCGGCCAGGCGCCAGAGGTACGGTAAGTACGGCAGCCCCTGGGGCGACGTGCCCGCTGCCCTCGAGGACCATCTGAGGCGGCGCACCGGCTACAGCGGCTCCGCGCTGCGGTATTTCGCTGGCGCCGAAGAGTTGCCCCCAGGGATGGGGCAGCCACCGCTCGCCATCGGCAACCCAGACAGCGCCATGCAGCTCATCGAAGAGAGCCCAGGGAAGTTCGTCTGGACCGGTTGGGAAGATGACCCGCAGTACCTTGCCTACAAAGAACAACAGGCAGGATCCCGCCAAGCGGTCGCCAGAGAACGCACGCAAGCGCAGTCCCCGCACGCCGGACCCATGACGGTGGGGACCGGCGGCTACGGTCAACTGGAGCAGCTCTTCGCTGCGCAGGAGATGCCCGCGCAGCGAGAGCCCACCCTCATGGGTGAATACTAACGCGCTCACCCGTTGTCCTTTTCGCTGAAACGCTTGTCCGCCCGCCAGTGCTCGGGCCGAACACCGCAAAGCGCGTGTGCCAGCTTCTCAAGACGCTCGCGTGTAGCACCCTTTGCAAAGCACACCCCGGTCTCCCAGTTCTGCACTCCGCTGGAGGTCACGCCCAGCAACTCGCCCAGCCCTCGAGTGCCAACCCCGATCTTCAACCGCACCTCGCGCACCCGCCTGCTCCAATGCTCGTAGTCATACCCAGCGTTAGCCGCACGCTGCGCCGCCCTCTTGCGAGCACTGGCGCGGGCCGGACTCAACACAGAGCCCGTGGCGTAGCTCTTCGCTACCGGGGGTGGCGGTGGCTCGTCCACGCTCGTCACCAGCCTCTGGAACCGCGCAGGCGTGAGAGGCTCACCCGACTTGATGTTCATCCCACTGGGTGGTGGCTTCGGGTCACCAGGTCGCCTGAACTCACCGCCCTCGAGCTCCGCTCCCCTGAACGCAGAGAGCGCTTCCGCGATCTCCAACGCCGCATCACCCAACTTCAATACTGCGTCCTGCAGACGCTGCACGTCGTTACTCATAATCTCTATCCTCCATGTTAGTGGTCTTCACCACCTGTACCACGGTACTGAAACATCTGTCTACTACTACTTCTAATATAGAGAGAGAACCTGGTGAACTTGACGGATCTGCACGCCAATGCTACCCTTGCGTCGGCAACGCCGCCTTGGAAGCATAGCTTCCTTCGGGTGGCTGCTAGCAAGGGGGAGCGTGAACGGGCCTAAGTGTCCGTTTCTACGGGATTTTCTCAATCCCTTAACGGCATAAGGTCAAAACTTGCGAGCGATCTGAGGTGTGTGATCTAGCACGTGAGGGGGGGTGACGGGGCGACGGCCATCACGTGCGGATCCGAGCGCAAATACGCGCCGAAATGATGCCGCGAGAACCCTGTACATGGCCCCCGGAATCGACGCCACGACGGCTCAAAACGGTCCCAGGACGGCCCCCGTACCGCCAACCTGGCACGATACCTGCAACACGCGTCTTTCTGTTTACGCGATGCCGGGTGACAGCCTAGCCCACGGCATCTAGCAAAGCCCGTATCCCGTCGAGACGGCGCCCCACCTTTGACCGTCCTATCGTCGGGGATTGCTGTTCTGCCCCGTTCGGACTGCGACGGTTGGCCGTGGCAGCTAGCACGTGGATCACCAGTCTGTTGAGTCGGCGAGTGCGGTCTACCTTCACCGCGCCGTCCCTTGTGAGTCTGTCTAGTGCCCTTGTAACGGCCGTCCTATGCACTCCACAGGCCCTACCTAGTGCAGACTTCGACACGACCACCGGGCAACCTTCGGCAGCTGCTATCAGTACGCCTAGGACGATGGCAGCTGTCGGACCATGGGATCTGACGTGTTTGGGTTCTACATGCACAGAACCAACATACAACATGTTGTGTTTGCGGTGACACTCGAGCCTCTAAACACAACATATTGTGTTTCGACCTGGGCGCGGTCCCCTACTGTGGTTGACCATAGGTTGACCGGGTGTTGACCGCGTGTTCTACTGTCGTCACGGGTCGAATTAACGGCCCCGTTTCAAAGGATAAGACAATGACTTTAGCGATACTGCGCCCCGGAACCACGTTGCCTAACGGCGCGCTGGTCATCATCACACTCCCACACCCTACCGATCCGAACGTCTGCTACGTCGGTGCGCACGTCGGCGGGTTTCACCCGTTCGCGACGTGGTACATGACGCTGTCCGATCGTTCCACGTTCTGGGGGCATTACTCGAAGACTGCGAGCGAAATGATGACCGATATCGCCGCACGTTCGGAGGGTAATTAGATGGACTACTTAGAATCAGCTGAAGGCATCGACATCAGCTACGATCGCGCCTATCACGAGATTGAACGGCATTGCCTCGCAGACTGGGACAGTCTCAAGGACTTCAACCGTGAATGTTGGAACGTCTACGCTAGCGGCGGGACAATCTCGGCCGTCCGGGTGCTCCACTGGTTGGGGCATTAACATGACCTACCATTATGACTGGATTGATGCCGTGACCCTTGGGTGCTGGTTCAAGGGCTCCCTAGTCGCGCGCGTGGCTGTCTTCGAAGATGATCCCTACTTTTGCTCGGTCGACGTTTTCGCGCCACTGACTGGCGTCGCGCGCTATCGCGACGTTGACGTGGGCGAAGACTCGGATCCTGATTCGCCGTGGTTCATGGGGAACGCCGTCGACCTCGCATGCGACTGGATCGAAGCCATTGTTGAAGGTCGGCCATTGCCGGCTGGAGGTGAATGTTAATGAAACGGTTCATGTTCAATATGTTCACGCTGGCCTTTTGGTTGGCGCTGGTCTTGTGGCTGATCGGTTGTGGTCACACTCGGATCGAATGGTCGGCCGATGATATCGGCCACGCCGTCTATGCGGCGCGCTACGATGAGATCTCCGATCGTGTGACGTGTCGCATTGTCGATCGGATTGAGTCGGGGGGGCCCGGTCAACCACGGTGGATTGTCTTCGAAGACAATCGATCGATCCCTTTGTCTTTCTTTCCTGATGCAACCGAAGGGTCCGGCATCTGCGTTGAACCATCACCAGCTGACGTGGCCGATCTTCGGGCTCCGACGTGGGTGTTCGAGTGTGCCGAGCAAGGGATCGATCCCTTGGACTGCGACGCGCCGATCGGAGGTGCACTGTGATCGATTTTAACTCGGTCGTGGATCGCAGTGGCACCATCGTCGCTACCGTCGAACCGAAGATCAACGACGATGGTGACCATGCCGTCGTCGTCACGATGATGAGTAGCGGTCGCAGTCGTGATTTTACGATCGATCCGTTTGTGCCGACCGCCGTTCAACTGCAAGTGATCGCGTGGATAGAGGGAGGTGCGATGTGAGAGCGATTACCTACAAGGGGCACACGGTTGACCCTGATCAAATCGTGGACGATGCCATGGCGTGTCTTGAGTCTGGCGAAGGTGGGCTAGGGATCTGTCTCCACTGCAACGACATCTCGCGTCACGGCGGATATGTTGATTGCGATACTAGTGGCGTGACGTGCGACAACTGCGAACGTCCCGCCGTGATGGCATGCGAAGAGGCTTTGATCACCTTCGAGCCCTTCATGACCTAGGATCGGTATCACCCGGTCAACGGGTGACGTGGCCTTGCTGCGTCGCCCATTGCGCGGGTCATATCGGCCCCTACTTCAAAGGATAGAAGGATGAAACCGGACAGCATGATTTGGACAAAGCACGAGGCCCCAGACATGGCCAATCTCAACGATTGGGCGTTGATATACGCGCCAGAATCCTATGCCGCTGCGAAGTACCTGACCGACGCGAATGCCTTCTACGATGTGCTTTATGCCGCATGGTCTGCGGCCGGCATGCCAGAGATTGAGGAGCCGTTCATGGCCTAACGATCGGTGTTCCCCGGTCAACGGGTGTCCTGGCGATGCTAGGACGCCCATTGCGCGGGTCATATCGGCCCCTCTTTCAAGGATAGAAAGGATGGACTTGCTAACCCTTTTCGACGTGTTCGACGGCGCCCACGGTGTCGTTGTGCATGATTTCTTCGGTCTCATATCGGTCTGGAATGGTGGCTCTACCGTCAACATCTACGATCCCTTCGGGCGTTGTGTTGATTGCTGGACGGGTCACGAGATGGATCACCAGAGTTTCCAACGTCAGGCTATCGAACACGTCGAAACTGGCGCGGGTTATGGGGGCGACAATGAAACGTCCTAACGCACTGAAGTTCTACGACGGCCCGTCGGAGATCGACGGGTCGCCTATCGTTGGGATCGTGTCTGGCCTTGTGACCCGTAGCAGGAATCTCAAGACTGGCGATCTGTTCCAA